CTAACAGTTTCTTCTTCCTCCATCTGACCACCATTAGCCATATCTTGTCTTTGGTCTGCTTCCATTTCAGCAGTTTTCATTAGGTCCATCAAATTATCAGAACCAAGTTCTTTTACAGCTTTTGCAGTAAAGACAAATTCCCCATCCGATAACCTTGCAGGTATCGAATCAGAGATTCCTGAACCGGGACCCTCAACAGGTCCTGACCCAGCAAATTCTGAAGCAACTTCTATTACTTTATCAAATAGCATAGATAGTTGCTCATCTTGTTCAAGTTTTGACATTAGCATATCTTCTTCTTCTTCTGATAATGCTTCGTCAAGTATAAAATCTATATAGTTATCCTCCATCTTTTCATCAGATTCCATTGGAGGTTGTTGTTCTTTTTTCATGAGCATAGACATTTGTGAGTCTACATCTCCACCGTCTTGCATCATAAGAGTAGTTGGACTAGGTGTAAATTCTTCTTCTTTTTCTTCCTTTTCAGAATTTTCAAGCATTCCCATTGCATTAGCTTTTACTTTTTTTATAAGTTTACTTAACAGTCCTCCAATACCGTATTGAAGTCTTTCCTCAAGTTCACCACCTTCAGCCATGCTATCTCTTTCTTTAGCATCTTTTGCAGCGTCTTTCATAGGCTCTGTTTTATTACCATCTTTATCTAAATCTAAAAAATCGGGTTTTAACATTTTAATCTTCCTTTCTGTTTATTGCTTCCTTAACTTGCTCCGGTAGCTGCTCCAATCGTACCACTGAATTGACTCTCCCCTGCAACCGGTACATTTCCGATTCCGATGTTGCCACCACCAGTGCCTGTAGGTCCAAGGTCTTGAGGTTGTACAGGTGTTCCAGCAAGGCTTCCCATACCTCCGGGTTGTTGACTATCGGGTTGAGCTTCTTCGCCAATTGTTTGTCCAGCATTTTGCATTCCTATTATTTGTGCCATAATAGCTGCTTCTTCAGGGTCATTGAGTATTTCATCAGGGTCTAAATCTAAGCTATAGGCTAGTTCACTAACAAGTTT